CCTTGAAAGTCTATCCATTCTGCTAAAAATTCTTGTCTAAAAGTTCGATCGTCTAGGTCTTTTTTAGCGGCTTCTATCTCTTCTTCACTTACATTTCCGCCGGCCAATGTTGTAAACTGCCAACTCTGCCAATCAGTTCCCACAGTATTATACATATCATAAAAGAAGTTTCTACCTTTAGGTGAACCAATTATGAGTGCATGTCCTTCTCTGTCTGACAGTGTTGGTCTTATAACTGCTTTCCATGTATCATCTAATCTAGGTATGTCAGCGGCTTCATCTATAACCACAAAGTCAACACCTATACCTCGTATACTGTCTGGATTGTCTGCTGAGCGTATCATTATTACTGAACCATTTACTAGTGTAAAGGTTAGTTCACTTACATTTACTTTCTTTAACCAACGACGCTCACGCAAGAATGCAAGTAAGTCATCATATATAATTTGCTTTCCCATACGGTAGGATGGCGCTATGTAAAGACATTTCTTATTAGGGAATCGTGCGTGTTTAGCCAATGCGGCTATGCTGGCATAACTTTTACCAAATCTTCTTCCTGCGGCTACAACTTTAAATCGTGCAGGTGAGTCTAGTATCTCTCGTTGCGGTGTTGTTAACTTCATATCTATTCATCTTCTTCTATCCACGGTAAAACTTGTTCACCTTGTGTTAATTCTTTGTCTTGGTTCATGCCTAACCAATTACGGCTTAACCATATCTGCATAGTAGGATTACATCTGTGTATAGCATTTTCTATCATTGCTTCAGATAGTCTATGCTTTAATTTTTGTCTTGCTCTTTCTACTTCTGAACGGAAGTGATCACGGAATGTGCCTTCTTTTACTTGAAAGTATTCAGCCATATCTTTGTATGAGCAATGTAGTGCGGCTAATTTACGCACTTCTTCTACAGGAATAATTTGTTTGTTTTGGCCACGACCTACTACCACACCACGCACTGTTTTTTCTGCGTATCTGCGTTTAGGTTGATAAGGTTTGTTTTCTAGTTCGTAAGAATCGTCAAGTTGAACATAGTATTTGCCATCTATCTCTATCCAATCTTCTTTTTGTGGGGATTCCGCGAAACTTGGGTCTAGGTTTTTATCATCAGTCATTGCTATTCCTGTAAATCACTGTTAAGCGTAGTGTGAACGCACAGTTATTTATGAAGAATAGGTTTTTTTGCGGGGGATAGTGTGGTATGAGACTTCTGTGAGTCTTAATTTATCTTCAAATACCCAATATTTGTTGCGAGTATAAGCATCTTTGATTGCAAATAGTTCTCTAACAGTGAGTATTTGTTGTTCTGTGGGGTTTGGATCTAAACTAATTTGTCTTGCCCAATGAGTTAGATGTGCTGGCACACCATCTTTTCTTATTAGTCTTTCTCTTTCTTTTGCTGTTAACTCCATAACAGATATTTATAGGAGCCATAAAAAAAGCCACTATGTGAGTGGCTTATTAATTTGTGAACTTTTAAATTCACTTTTTTCATCTAAGAAATAAAAGTCGGGCCATTTATCATTATTACATCTAGTTCTTAAACCATTTTCAGATATTTTATAATGTTTAGACGCTTCTTTTGTAGACTTAAATATGCCATCAGGTGTTTGAACTTTTTTTGCACCTAAATTTTCTCTACCTTCAGCCCACTCAAATCCTATAGGATAATTATTTTCATTAAACTTTATGCCTTTGTCTGTGAGTTTTTTAATAACCTTTTTATTCGTCATTGTAGTGCCTTTGTTATTACACCAATTCTTAATTGACACTGGAGAAACATCAAAATAACTAGCGGCATCACCAATTTTATTAAAATTTTTCACAGGTGTATTGATGCCTCTAGTTCTATTATGTGTTCTGCCTGATAATGTTTTACTTACTTTTGCAACTACTTTAGGATCTTTCTTTTTACCTTTATGAAATTCGCTAATTTTTTTATTGCCTTCTAATGGTTTTTCTTTTCCGCTAAGTGCTATTGAACTTTTTTGTCTAGCCTCATCAGTTCTTTTTTTGCCTAACATACCGCGTGGATGAACATAGTCTGGACTATGAGTATTTTTTAAAGCAGATTCACTTTTCTTTTTTCTAGTCTCTGGCTTTAATTGTCTTTCTTGTGCTACCCCTGGATTTTCTACATGCCATTTCTTAAGAGACGCAGATAGTTTTTTCTGCCTTTCTGGATCTTGCTGGGCTTCATTATTTCTAGCCAGCCATTGCTCTTTCCAAATAGGATTTGCATGATTTTGTTTTGTGCTTTGACTTATAAGAAGACTCTTTTCAGTAGGTGCCTCATTGTCTAAGAAATCACCTACACTGTCAATAAAACTAAAATCTAAATCTGTATTTGACTTGCTCATGCTTATCCTACAAAGTTTTGTTCAAATTCATCTTGAAAGTTTTCTTCATCCATTAACAACATAGCACCTGCTTCTTTGACAGTTCTCATGCTGTTTGCTTCTAGGTTATCCCAATGTTTATGAAATGTTTGCAACAACATCATTAACTGGTCATTGTCTAGTGTTCTACCTTGCATTAATGGCTCATTTGCAAATACATCATTACTAAGCATAACACTTGCCATCCATCCCCACGCTTCATTGTCATTGATATCAAACTTTCTCCAATTGCATCTATCTCTAACAGCATGTTGGTCAACTTTAAGTTGATCTACCTGTCCGTTTTTATTAGGAGTAAATGCTACTTTCTTATTTGGTAATACTCTATTAGTAGTCCAAAAGAAGTTGATATCATTGGTTAAAATTTCAACACCTAGGCCATTTGGATTTCTAAAATGTGTAAGAGCATCTACTATAATTTGTTTGCCTGGATCAAATTCTGTGGCATTCATTGCTTTGTTAATTGTGTTTGTAACATCAACATTGTAAGCCAATACACCACCTTGCCCATTCGCTTGTATTTCTCTCTCAGGGTCTAGCATACCTTTAACAATATTGAGAGGATCTAATGAACTACCCGAACCTCTGTCAAAGAAACTATCGCAATCATCAAACCATACAGAAAAAGGTTTTCCTAAATTTCTATACTTAAATACTGCTAATTGCACCATAGCATCATGCAAACTACTTGCACCATGTATTTTCAACACAGGAACATTATTTTTTTCAATTACTTGATTGGCAGTAAATGTTTTACCAGCACCTGGTGGTGACCAAATAACATTATGCCTTTTTGTTGCTAATATATCAGGTCTCAAACCTAAAGCGGTTTCAGTGTATTTTTCTAGCCTCTTAGTGAGTTCAAAGCCATTAGCAATAGCATCTTTTTGATCTTTGTTCATCATTCCAGCATATTTTTTCATATACTGATCAAAATTGTTTTGACTCAACTTAATTACATTTGTTTTTGCCATTTGTATTACTCCTAAATATTTTGTTATACCAGTATATTATAGCATCTATTTGTCTTATGTCAAGTAAAACATCTACTTCACCTAAAGGTGATAACATCTACAGGCTCTAACACTCGCTTTGCTCGCTCGAACCTTTGATGTTAATAATTAGATAAAACATAATTAGAGATTTGATGTAAGGAATTGAAGTCATAAGGAACCATTTGCTGGTTCCTCAAAAAAAAAGACTTGATGTTAACGATCGATAGCCTAAAAGGAAGTAGGTATTTTTACACTGTGTTTGCAAAGGATCTCTTTCTCACTCCTAACCTACAAAGGCTCAGTACTGCTACTGTGTTATACCGCGTTCCAACTGTATAACTTTTTATGCAAAGTGTTTGTTTGAGAATAGGAATACTCTTTCTGCGGCTCTACTATTATTCGAGTCCTGCCAGGGTCTATCTTATCCGGCGACCAGCCTTATGTCCTATTTGTTATTCTACAAAGGTAGTTTGACTTTTGTGTCTTTTACCCTTAAACTTTTTGTTTTTTCTAAGTGCCATTTCTGCTTTTCTACTTGTATTCTTACCTTTATCAGGACTCCAGGTTACCCACGAAGTTAATTTATCTAATTGGTAAGGTTCCAATTGAGAAAAGTCTTTTGTGCCATAATATTTTTGTGCCAGGGATTCTAGTTTTTTGTTTAGTTTTTGATTTGCCATGTTTGCCATAATGTATTTTGCCTTACACTTTTATTTATACTTTATCACTAAATTTGATCTAAAATATCGATTTGTGATAAATATTATATGTAGCGAATCATATTATCCTAATATATGTTATCTAAGTTTTGCCACTTTATTCGCTACACTAATTAGCGTTTTTTGCCATTCGTTAATTACCCCGGTTAGTATTACCTTAGTGGCCTTCGGTAATACAACTTTCGAACCTCACTATTGCGCCAACTCTAGTGAGGTTTTTTTATATCTTTAATAATTTGACGCGGTTTGCTTGAACATGTGGTTCAAAATCAGCCCATTTATCGTTAAAATACTTTACACTCATATTCACTGCTTCTACAACATGCTCTAATTGCTTTAGTGAGAAGTCATCAGTGCCATCGAGAAAATTGTGTTCAACACCTTGTAAAAAACTAGCCCAAGTATTGTATTTTGTTTTTACTTTTGCAATTTTACTAGGCTTGGGTAAATGATCTTGTGGTGTATCAAAGAACCAAGTGTATAAACCTCTTTGTTCAGCATCAATATTACAGTTTGCCATGATATGTCCATAAAACATACTGTACATATATCTCAAGTAGTCTCTGTCATCGCTATTCATTTTTGCATATGTGATTGTGGGTAATTTTTTTTGCTTGTAAGCAATTACTCTGTCTTCGGCGGGAAAATGTTTGTTCATTAGTATTTCTCCCAGCCTGCTTCACGCATCATTTGTTCTACTTCTGCTGGTGTTAACTTTGAACCGCCTATGTAATCATCTGGATACAATTCTCCTGCCCTATATGCATCATAGAGAGGGTGACTTGGGTGATATAGAGGTGCTTGTTTGTTCCAATACTCGCCTTCTTGCACTGCTTGACGCCAT